GTGTGCCGCCTCAAGAACGGCTGCGATGCACTCTGACGGACTGAGGGCTTCCGTGTCAAGAACTAACTCAGCCTCCATGTCGCCAGCCTGTCGCTCCGTCACGTCATGCTGCCACGGCTGCAGGTCGCCCACCGGGGGACGCACCAGCCGCACGAAGAGCGTGTCGGGGTACCACGCTCGGATGAAGGCCCGCTCAGCGTCCAGCCTGACGTCGTCCACCACGAACGTGATCGGGTCAAGGGTGCCGTCATCAGCGCCACGCTTCGTCCGAAGAAGCCACACGCGCATCCAGAAGAGTGAGTCCATCTCACGGAGAGCGGCGCCAATCTCCTGCAGCAGCTCACGCCCAGTCAGAAGCCGAGAGAGTCCAAGCGTCTGCTGGGGGTACTTCATAGCCTTGTCGAACTTGCCGTACGCCATGACGGCTACCTCACGGATCGGCGCTGCGATGCTGGTGACCTCAAAGCCGTGATGCTCTGAGAGCATCTGACTCAAGGTCGTCTTCCCAGTGCCTGCTTTGCCAATAAAGGCTACGTTTCTCATCCGACAATCCTCCTCAAGATTTCTCCCGCCTGTAAGGGGGTAGGGGGTTTCTTATTCTCTCTCTCTCTCTTCTCTTCTCTAGCGTGTATCGTTTCCGTTATCCCCCCCGATTCTGAGCGTGCGCGCTCCCTCCAGTTTTTTTGGCGCACGTTCGACGTAGCGTCCACCTGATAGCGAGAGTAGTTCGAGACATGCACGGCACCGTCTCCATCTAGCATCAGCAGCCCACTTTTCAACAATGCTGGGATGGCTCGCCCGAGCCGGGGCCCGATGCATTGACGCAGGTGCTTCTCACTCTTGAACCGTCCACCGTTGCGCAGCTGCTTGGCTTCGCCGATGGTGTTGATGAACGCCCTGAAGGCGGTGTCGCTGAGTTCAGCGATCACGTCGTCCTTCTCGCTCAATACGTCCCACTTGATCCAAAGTCCCATGTGATCCTCCGATGCTGGCGGGGGCGAGCCGTCCAGAGCCCGCCCCCATGTGATGACTTAGAACGGCAACTCGCTGAGGTCTTCTTCAGCGCGCACTGGCTCGCCCAATGGCGCAGCCTGCGAGTTGATGAAGTCGATGCTGGGCTTCTTCTTGCAGAAGGCCCCGTCAGTGCGCCCTGAGCACGCCCAGAAGGGTGCATACGGCTTGCCGCTCGCCTTGCTCACGCCACCCGGCTTGAGCGTCCACGGCTGCCCGTGATCGGGGCAGTTGTCGTTGCCGAACATTGCCATGGCTGCCTTCAGCACCACCGTGTCATGCCCCTGCTGGGCTGGCGCTGGGGTCTGAGGGAGGCTCATAGCCTTCAACGGATGCAGGGCAACGCGCCCCGCTGCGGGTCGTTCCCCGCCGTAAAGGTACCTAGCCACCCCAAAGAGTGACGCGCAGCGCCTGAGAGCGTCTGACGCGGCTTCTTTCAGCGACTCGCCCGAGCCGCCAGTCTCATAGCCAAAGTCTTGGCGACGGGCAACCGTGCCGTCAGGGAAGCGGCAGGTCAGGATTCCGACCACCGTGTTCGTGTCGCCGACTGGCTCCACGGCGAAGTCCCAGCCGTTGACGCCGAGCACCTCATCCAGCCGAGCTGCGACGGTGCGGGCGTCCACCCATGTCAAGTCCTTGCCCCCGGCACCAGTGCGGTGACGGATCACCTCAGGCGGGAAGGGTGCCGATAGCGCGGCGAGAATCTCTGAGTGCTTGTTCATGCTGCCTCCTTCTTGGGGAAGAGTCCCCAGTCGTTCAGTTCTTCGATCGGCTTCAGCCATTGTGGCGCCCGACCGTTGCCGAAGTCAGTCTTCGGACTTGCCTTGAGTGCTTCCAACCCTGCGACGTCCAGCCAGCCCACGATGCGCTTGACTGGCCCGTTGCCAGTCACCAGCACGTGCGTCTCGTGACGTCCTTCGTTGCGGACGATGAGCCCGATGCCCGACGTCCACTTCACCTCCACTCCGCCGAGCCACGGCACCTCCACGTCGGGCTCGTTGAGATAGGTGTCGATGTTTGCCGACCACGGCAGCCCGAGAGCGATGCATACTGCCAGTTCAGCAGCTGCGCCGTCAATGTGATTCTGCAGGCTGCGGTCAGGTGATTGACCTGCGCGCCCCTGCTGCCCCTTCGCCTTGCTGGATTCGTCACGCGCCGTGCCGACCTGCTTGGCGTGCGCCCACTCATACGGGTCAAGGATGATCGTCTGCTCAGTCATGGAGCCCTCCGTCGTTGATGATGAAGCGGCGCGAGCCGGGCTTCACGTCCGTGTAGGTGGTGATGACGGACTGCAGGGCACCTGATGCCTGCGCCACCATCTTCCAGTCCGTGACTTCGGACGGGCGTGCCTGCTTCCAGTACACCGTCCAGCCGTTGCCAGCCAGCCCCGCCTTCTCGCCGATCGCCTCCTTGATGATGATCTCGAGCGAGCCCTTCTTCTGCTCCAAGAAGTGCAGCTCAGTGTTCACCTCACGGAGTTGGGCGTAGACGCGCTCCAAGTCAGGCGTCGCCTCCACGAACTCTTGCGAGCCCTGCGGCGTGGCAATGGCGAAGGCTTGGGCGTCTAGCGCCTCCAACTGCGGCGGCGTCTTGGAGTCCACGGCTGCCAAGAAGAGCAGCGCCGCGCGCTGAATCTCCTCCCAGAGCACGGGGTCAAACTGCACCCGCTCGATCTTGAACACCAGCCCGCCGAGCAGGGCGACGACGTCGCACCACTCAGCGCCAATGACGCCCATCTGAGTCTGCACTTGGATGGTGACCTCAGGCGGCACGGGCCACATGCTCCAGCGCGGGCTTGCTGACGTCTTGATCTCAACGATGCCCTTGGGCTCGCCGACGATGGTGCGATCCAGCGACGCCATGATCCGGGGCTGCGCCTTCAGTCGGACGATGCCGTTCGACTTGCGCAACTTCACGCCGCGCTCCTGCTCGTAGTACTGCGCCACGGCATCCTCAAGGATGACGCCACGGTTGGCAGCGGCTCCGACCTTCTGCTCTGGCGTTGCGCCAGTCTTCTCAGCCCAGAGCTGGTACGGCGTCTTGTACGGGCTGACGCCCATCACTGCCGCCATGTCAGACGCTCCCAGCCCCTGACGTCGCAACTCCAGCCACTCGGCTGAACGCTGCGGTGCCTTGACGAACTCGAACTTCTTGCTCATTGCTTTCCCTCCTTCTTTCTGTCTTGCTTGGCCCATCCTTGGCCCTTGAACTGCACGCTGCTGGCGTTGATCTGCAGCTGCATCCACGCCCCGCATCCGTCGCAGCGTGGCACTACGGGCTGGTATCCCGTCTGCAGTCGCTCCTCAGTCGTGCAGCACGTCCAGCACTCGAACACATAGAGCGGCATTACCAGCGCCCCGTCGACGTCTTGCGCGGCTTGCGCGCACGTCGCTCTTCTAGTCGGATGCAGTAAGAGCACTCCCCACACACGGGCGCATTGTCAACAAGTGGACGCTCGCACTTGCCACACATGAGCACCCGAACGCAGGGTCGGTGCTTGCCGATCCCGCTGATGTCCCCCGGCTTGCATAGGTCAGCGATCATCAGAGCCCCCTTACCAGCGCCACCACGATGATGACGGCGATGCACAAGATGATGGTCACGTCGCTGCGCTTGCGCGCTTCGATGCGCTCCTTCGGCTTGTAGAAGCTCGTGATCGTCTTCGGATCACTGGCGCGGTTGATTCTCACGATGCACCCCCTACGACTAGCACGATGTAGATGCACGCCACGAATAGCGTGAACCCGAGAAAGTCCTTGACTGCGTTCATCACTTCACCTCCAAAAGATTCTTGCGCCCCTTCACTGGGACGTAGCACTTGGGGCAGACGGCGATGAGGCCCCCCTGCTCGTTCTTCACCACGAGCAGATACCCGTGGCGCGCCGATACTGGGCAAAGATTGAAGAAGGCACTCATCAGCGCACCGTTGCAATGGCGTCTTCAAGCAGCTCAGCGGTGAACGTGTCGCCCATCTTCTCGAAGGCAGACGCCGTGACGCTTGCTTCAATCTTGACGCTGCGGAAAGTCTCCAGCGTTGGGACGATCTCCTTGATGCGCCCAGCCCAGAAGGCTGCGTCTTCGCTCGCTGGATTCAACAGCACGCCGTCAGCGATGCTCTCAAGTGTTGCCTTGATCTCTCGCAATGTTGCGCGGCGCATTAGAAGGCAACCTCAATCGCGGCGTTGATGCGGTTTGCAGTCTCGTAGTCGCCCATCTTCTCAAACGCAACTGCTGCAGCAGAGCCGTTCTCACGGATGCTCTTGAAGCCGTTGACGTACTTGAGGCAAACCTTCAGCGTCATTGCCAAGTCTTCATGCTTCGAGTCCACCGGGGCGCTCAGCACGTCGCTGGCAATGATTGAGAGAGCCTGCTTGATCTCTCGGGTCGTGACTTCTGCCATTTCTTTACCTCCTGCCAGTCGCCCCGCATGGGGCTGTCTTGCCTGACTTCGTCATCCTACACCTAACGGTTCCAGCCCGTCAACCCCCTTCTAGAAGGTCAAGGGTGCCGTCCTTGGCAGCCTGCACCACCACGCTCAGGCACCCCTTGCAGACGCCTTGGCTGAGCACCCAGTCAACCCCGTGGGCGCCCGTGTTGACGACCTGCTCCCCGTAGGCGTACACCTGCCCCAGCTCGCCACACACGGGGCAGGTGCTCACCTCAGTCTCAGGCTTTCGCGGCATCCAGTCGCACCAGATACTCGGCGGTCGGGCCCTCCTTGCCGAAGAAGAGCGCCCATTGCGCAGGGGTGCCAGACGCTGCCAGCCACTCCTGCGCGTAGCGGTTGCTGGACTCGATGCTGGCGTTGCCCCAGCAGGTGTGGGCGCCGTCGCTCAACACCAGTCGGCTTGGCGTGTGCCAGTGCCCGTAGAAGAGAAAGTCGAACGGCTGCACTGATAGGTTCCAGCCCTGCGCGCGCTTGGCGATCGCGTAGAAGGGGAGCCCGAAGGCGCCGCCCTTGAACTGATCACCGTGCACCAGCATGGCAGTCTTGCCGCCCGGCAAGTCCAGCGTGTCATACCAGTGACGCCCACCTAGTGTGAGCGACTCCTTCCAGTCAACGCGCTTCTCGCCCTTCAAGTGCTCGGCTGCGATGCGATAAAGAATCGCGTCAGCGTTGCTCTCGTTGGAGTGGTCGCCGTAGCGTCCGAGTCGCCCGTGGTTGCCGATCGCACCACGCACCGTGACCTTCGGAGCGAGTGCTGCCATGGCCCGCACAAACTGCGCGAGCATCCCAGCACCCTCAAAGATTTGGACGTACAAGCCGCCGCGCTCCACTTCGTAGGATTGGCTCGGGAAGATGTTGCCGTCTGACTCAACGAAGTCACCCAGCAACACGCAGGCAATCTCCTTGACGGGCACGCCGTGCAACTCAATGAGCCGCTGCACCTTCGTCGCCAGCAGCGCAATGCGTGCCTTCGCCACGTCGATGCTGTAGCTCTCCGAATACTTGCCCAGTTGCCAGTCGCCCAGCAGGATCACCAGCGTCTCGCCTTCGCCCTTCTTGCCTGACGCCTTCGGCTTCGGCACGGGCGGGATGGTGATGCTCAGCGCGGCATCCTTCGCCGCCTGATAGACGGCAGCCACTAACTCCTCACGGGCAGCGTCACGCTTCGCCAGTTGGCGGAGTGCACGCTTGTGGGCTTCGGTGACTTCTTGGAGTCGCTGCTCCATCTGCAGGTCGTCGCTCATGAGTTGCACGCGCACTCGCCCCGGCGGTGCCGGGCGATTGTCCAGAAGCTCACGGTGAATCCGCGCTTCTCAAGCCATGTGCTGAGCGCCTTGGCGGTGATCGCGGGATCAGCCAGCCCTGCGTGCAGCGTCTCCCAGTCCTTGCCCTCAAGGTGCACGGTCGTCATCCCGCAAGGTGGCCCCTTGCGTGGCTTGCTCAGCGCCCTGAGCTCTTCGAGTCCGTCCATGTGAACACCTCCAACTGCTTGCGGCACCTGCAAGGGTGCCTGCTCGCAGCCTACACCAGCACTTATGTCAGGTGTATGGCGGGGTGTGTGTTTAGTTTTTTTGCTTGATTCCGAAGTCGGATTGCTTAGGATCAAGCCACTTCACGAGCACGCCCAACCCGCTCGCCAAGCCCGCACTCAGCACCGTTCGGAAGTCTCCCCCGCTGATGTCGAGAAGGGGGATTCCCAACCCAAGTGCGACGCTGATGCTCACAGTGACGAAGGTGCGCACGAACTCTGTCAGAGCGGAGACGATACCCGTGCTCTCGTTGAAGTATTTCAAGAAGGCGATCATCTTGGCTGGTACCCCTTTGACCTTGGCAGCCGCAGCCGCTGCGCCTTTCGCAGCATTGAGCGCCCTCCCAGCCACTGCTCCGAAGTCTACCTTGCCGAGAGCCTCAAGCTGAACGTCCACGGCGCTCTTCTTCTTAGGCTCAGGAGTGGTGGACGCGGCGGGGAGTTGCACCCCGCGTGTTGGCTCAGGTGCCACTTCTGGCGCCGCTGCCACTGCTACGCGCGCCCCTGCGTTGACGGGTGCTGCCACGGGCTCAGGGACTGCGACGGGCGCAGGCATTGCGACTGGCGCGGGAGCCGGGGCTGCTGCCTTCTTCGGATAAGTGACGATCAGCAAGCACTTGTAGTCAACGCCAGCCTTCTTCGCCTTGAACTTGCTGTTGGCGATCTGACGAAGTTGCTCCTCAGTGACTGGCACGCCGTAGCGTTCAGCGGCAACCTTCTCATCACGGGTTGGGCACGCCCACTGCCAGCCGTCGTCATACCCTGCGGACGTCATGTGACCGTATCCCGCCTTGATCTTCTCAGGGGCGTTCTTCGTCCACCACTTCACCCAGCGGTCATGCCACGCGCTGATGCGAATCTCGGGCGGGTAGCCGATCGGCTGCTGCACCCACACCATGAGGGCGGCGCCAGCCTTGGCGGCGGTGACGGCATCTTCCCAACTCTTGGCGTAGCGGGCCTTCCCGCCTAGGTGCGCGATGACCTTGACGGCTTCGGCGAGACTGCCGCCGTTGTCGGACTTGCCCTGCACGTCCTTGCGCCCCGTGACTTTCTTCATGGCTGCGACGCCGTCGGCGGCGCTGTAGTCGACTTCGTACCCGCTCGCCCAGCTCACGGCTGCGGCGCAGGATGACCATGTGCAGTCATCCAGAATCTGCTTGGCGCCCTTTAGTTGGGCTTCAGCGTCGGAGTAGAGTTGGCTCTTGACGCGGTACTTCACGCGCCGAGTTCTTTCTTGATGAGCACTGCGACGGCTCGCCCAGCGGCATCGTGACTCAGTGCGGCGCTGACGGGGAAGCCCTCAGTGGCGCCTTCGGCGTAGTCGTTGCCATCTTCGGCGCGCTTCCATAGGGTGCCGCCGTAGGCGCTGTTGTTGTCGTTGGGCACGAGTGCAACCCACTCGCCCGGAGCCGTGACGATCTTCGTCCAGCCCTGCTCGTGAATCTCTTCGATGTGATCAGCCGCGCTCATGTTTACTCCCCGCCCCAGCGTAGGGGCCCTGTCGCTGCCCATAGGATGAGCAGCCCGAGAATCGCTCCGCCGACGAAGTCGCGGGTGCTGCTGTCTGGCAACACGATCCACGCGATCATCATGCCGAGCCATGTCCAAGAACTCGCTGCGATGTCCAGCGCGATGTCTTTCAAGAGTCTCATTGCTTGCTCCTTCGTGAGCCTCCTGATGACGCCGCGCCCGACGCTGCTGCACTGGCTGCCGCAACGGCTGCCTGCGCGAGCTGCGTGACGATCACTGCAGGAATGATTGTAGCGGCTGCCTGCTTCTTTTCTTCAGGGGTCAGGTCGTGTCCGAGATTCGCCACGAACGCCGCGGCTTCGCCGACGGCTTCAACGGCTGCGCCAACTGCAGCGCCGGGGTCAATCACCAGCGGCTCGGGCGTAGGCTCAGGAGAAGGCACTGGTGAGGGTTCCTCAGAAGGCTCTGGGAGGGGTGTTTCCGCCACGCTGGGGCTCGGAGAAGGCGGTTCTGGGGTAGGTGTAGGGGTCGGCGTAGGCGTCGCCGTAGGGCTCGGCTCTACGGTTGGCGTAGGAGTAGGGTCAGGGCTAGGAGTAGGAGCAGGGCTAGGTTCAGGCGTAGGAGTTGGCGAAGGTTCAGGTGATGGTGTCGGCTCGGGCGACGGCTCGGGTGTGGCAGTCGGGTCAGGGGACGGGATCGGGGACGGTTCAACACTTGGCACCTCAATGCTTGGCTCCACGGATGGGAGCGGGCTTGGCTCTGGTGATGCTGGCACGAAGTCGGGGTCGGTGATCGTCAACACACCAGCGCCGCAGCAGGTGTCGAGCGCCCACACTCTGAAGCCGTAGACGTCCCCCGGCACTACGTCGAACTGGATGCCGCCGTTGCCTTGCTGCCCTTGCTGCATCAGGTCAGTGGTGACGCCGTTGATGACGAACTGGGGGCGGTCATACCATGCGCCGTCCGTGGTGCTGTACGCCCACAAGAACGCGATGCTGCCAGCAGCGTCAGCCGTGGTGGAGTAGGTGACGGTGTTCGAGCCCACGCCAGCGTCGGGGCCAGTGATGACGAAGCCGCCGTCAACGAGCTGCACGCTGCCATTGAAGGTGATGTCAGCAGTCCAGTCGGATGCGATGACGGGCACTGCACGCAGCAGCACGAACGCAGCCAGCAGCGGGATGAGTACGCGGCGCACTACTTGCCCTGCGATTGCAGCCACGCCAGCAGC